GTACTACGTCCCATGATAATTCCTTATGCAAAAGTACCTTACCAATCGTTGCATCGTCTGCTAGGGCAGTGGCGGTAAGGATGAAATCCCTAGATGTTTAAACTATACAACAAGAAAGGGGGCTTTACACCCCCTTTTTGCATCAATATGAACCGTATACGCCTAGAGGATCAGAATATCCAAAGCTGTAACGTTCACGAGACTTATAACGCACGTTACCGGTATCAAAGTCGCCGTCCATGCTGTTTTGCAGCGGGGTACGAACGAACATCTTCAAGCCGTTAGGTACGTCAGTGGTCAAGAACCACGCATTAGTCGCGGTCAAGAAGTGGTTGATCGTGTAGCCTTCAGGGATCGAACCGTTGTTCTCGATAGCGTTAATGTCGTTGTTGTTGGTACCTACGCGCAATTTGGTTTCGAGCAAACGAGTTGCAACGAACTGGAGCGCGGGAGGAACAATCAACTTACGGGGTTTAGCAGCGATCAGCAAACCACGCTCATCTGTCCATGCAGCGATCTGTATCACAGCGTTTTCCAACGCGGTTTCATTCAAGTCAGCAGGGGTAGAAGGAGTGTTTGCGTTAGTGCCGCCGTTGACCAAGGGGTGAGCAGTGCTAAACAAAGATACGCCATCACCGCCGAGATAAGCCGATGAGAAGCCATTGTTCAGAATAGCTGCCGCCTTAACTTGTTTCGTATACGCCATAGCGCGAGCCAGACCTTTGGTATACCGCGCCGATAGAGAATCATACAAGTTGTCCTCGATAGCCTCTTCTGTCAGCGAGAAACCCAATGCAATGGTTTCGTGCTGATAGCGAGCAGTCCAAGCTTCCTGCGCATTGTCATAAGCGATGGCGTTGCCCTCAGCCTTGACAGGTGCAGCAGAGAAACCAGACAGTTTGGTTTCTTCTTCAAACGAACGCTCAGAGGTCTCGATTTCATAAATTTCTTTATGCTCTTCACCATAACGAGCGTACTCCAAGCCGAACAATGCATTCAGTCCGGGGAGTAATTCTTTAAGTAGCTGTGCGCGTGAAATTGCCATGTTAAATTACTCCTTAAGCTTTGCCAGTTGCAGAGTAGTAAGCATGCAGACCAAACTGCAATTTTACTAACACTTCTGGATATTGAGTGAACACCAAGGTTGCGCTAGATGCAAACGCAGTCACAGGTGCTTGGTTCAAGATGATGGAGGTAGAACCTGCGGCAACAGAAGTACCATCGCCAGCGCCAATCACAAATGAACCAGAACCGATGTACTGACCTGCGGAATTCAATGAACCCACTTCAGTACCTACGGGCAACGCAAAAGGAATACCAGCAGTTGTAGTAATGGTCGCAGTGCTGATAGATGAATACGTTGCGGTTCCTAGAGGAACAGCGGTATCACGCACTAGATCAATAATACGCAAAGGCAAGGTGGTGGTAACAGGGGTTGCATACGGAGTCAGGACTCCGTTTGAAGAATCACCTGTGTTTAAACTACCAGCCAAGTCGGTTGCAGATACGTTTTGACCAATCAATGAAGTATTAGCTGAACCCACGGTTGAACCGCCAGTTGCTGTAATCATCACTGCTTTAAACACGGTATCAGGATCGTCAGTCACAATCGCTTGAATGTCGCCTGCGGCTGTGTTGGCGGGATAATACTGTGAGAAGGTCAGTTGCTTGGTTACGGGGTTGGTGTAAGAACAGCCCAAGAAGATACCGATGGTCTGGTTCAAACCAGTACCAGTGGTAACGGTTGCGCGTTGTACATAACCACGAGATTGAGTTACAAAATCGCCGTAATAAATATTGGTGCCATAGTTATACAGAATCGGTAACTTGCGAGTTGATCCTGCGAAAACCTGACCGCCAATAAGATTAATCGGCTTTAGCCCGTAAGGGGCTGGTACTGAAGGATAAGCAGCCATTTAAATCTCCATTAAATTTATTTACCTGTTCCAAAGCTGACGCTTGATTTGCCTTCTCTAAAGAGAGGCATACGCGCATCACTTTGACGCATGAGACTATTGTTTACTGCATCCTCGTTTGCTCGAGTCAGATTTTGGTAATAAGCCTGTTGCTGATCAACCAATTCTGTTGGGGTCTTGCATAACAATAGCCCGCCAACCTCAATGCAGTCTTTAAAACGGCTATCAGGGTCAACTAGCAGTCTAAATTTCGGTTGTTCTTCAAGTTTTACTGGCTCCCAACCTTCACGCAAACGCGAAGACACATTTTTGGGATCAGCATTATTATTTAAAGAAACACGTATCCATCTGTAAGACATCCCGGCTTCTACATCAGGTTCTGGCAAAAGGCTTGGAGGAGTCCACTGCTTGGGGCGCTCTTCCGCTGTACGGGTCATCAGTTCTCTAGGTAATCTCGTTTGGTCTGTCATTTAGGACTCCAATTTATTAACCGCTTTCGCGTAGTCATCAAGCTATATGCCCAATTTTTTCGCTAGAGCAACCTGCGAAGGCCTAAGACGTATCTGTTTAGGGGATGTACTGCGGGTAGCGGGTGCTACAACCGAGTTTGAACGTGGCTGTCGTTCTGTTTCGCTTTCGCCAAAGTAATCTGGAAAACGTTTACGGACTGTCTCATCGAGGCGTCTGTAATATTCCGGCGAGGAAATCATCACTTCGCCGTTTTCAACCATTTCTTGATGCGTTGCCAGCGCTAGGGCTGTCATTTGTTTGTTCTGACCCCACCACGGGTTTTTTTGCGCCCATGTTACTGCGGTTGGATCAGGTTCAGGTTGCTGTTGTCTAACCTGAGTTTGTGCTATTGGAACATAAGGTTGTTCGGGTGGCAATGCTTGAGGCTTAAAATTACGAACTTTGTCTATTTTTAGCGTCACTTCAGCAATTTTTTGCTGCGCTTCAAGGACTTGATCCGTATCTCCTGATTCATACGCCTTTCTGTAGTCTTCTTTCGCTTTTTGAAGCTCATATTCCACGTTTTTCGAGATATTTTGGACTGCAATGTCCTGATTCTCGATCAAACTTTGTTTTAAACGCCTATTTTCTTCAATTAAACGGTTAGCAAGGGCTACAGCTTCTTGATTTTCGCGGAAAACACGTTCTTTTTCCCTGCGTTCATCATGCGCAAGGGCTTTCATGCGTATTAATTTGTTCTTTACCTTAAGCGAATAGCCCTGTAAGTCGTCTTTATACAGTTCTTCCTTCTCGGTTTCCGGTAAAGGGGTACGATTTTGATCTTCGGGTGGGACTTCATTCTCAATTTCTATGATGATATTGTTATCTGCCGCCTCAATCTGTTCCTCTTTATCGGCAGCAGCTTCAATTTCATCTGGAAACTTGAAGTCAGGTGTATCTAATTCAGCCATCGCTGTTCTCCTTACTTACGCGAGATTCCGCGAGGGTCTTGAACCACACCTTCGACAGAATCATCGTTAATCATTCGGAACTCTTTGCCATGAATGATGAGACGTGAACCGGAATGAGGACGCACTAATATAAAATCGCCCGGCTTACACCACGGTCCAGTAGGGAACTTGGCTTTATCTAAGTAGCAATCTGGACCTAATGCCACTACAAACAAAACGGTTGTGAGGATTTCTTCAGTATGCAGTGTGGCATCTGCTTTAATAATGCCGCTTTCAAACTCTTTTTCCATTTCTGGAATGGCGCACAGGATGTGATAGCCGCTGGGTTGAGGCAGTTGCTTGGCTTTTTCCTCAGCAGTGGTCTGTGTGGTAGCCACAACAGTTGGGTTTGCCGGGTCAACGGCAATGAGTATTTCAGTCATCGTCTGAATCCTTTAGTCGATCAAGTAGGTCTTTGATGTTTAAACGTGCAGTAAGAAGACCTTTTACCTCTCCGCACATGGCTTTGTATTCAACAAAGTCCTTGGCTGAACCATTCCCAAGGGCGTCTTGAATTTGGTGAATCTTGTCGTCTAGCTGTTTGACTAGAACGTTTAGGTATTTGTCTATCATTCAGGTTTGTTTAACTCCACGTGTTTAATAGCGGCTTGTACACCTAAGCGTAGGCGTTCTCTTTCGTTCTCTGCTTGAGTCTTGAATTGATCCTTTTGGGTTTGAGCAGCAATACGTTGCATTTCAATCTGTTGTTGCGCTTGGATACGTTCGCGTTCCACTTGGATTTGCGCCATCTTCGCTTGAATGTCGGCTTGATCTTTTGCCGTCTTTGCCTGTATTTGCTGTGCTTTAAGCTGCAACTCTTGTTGCTGAAGTTGAATTAACGGGTCGCCCGCTTGTTGCTGTG